TATCCGGAAGCCTTATAGTGTTAGAGTACATCTCAGATGGCTTATGGACAGGTTGTGAGGGCTTACCGGAGCAGAGCTTAAGGATTCATAAGTTCTGTGAGTCTGCAGTCTTAAACTACATGTACTGGCAGATTATATCCCGCAGAAGGAATGTGCCAGAGTATGAGAAGAGGAGGGCTGAGAAGAGTTGGTGGAACATGCGTAGGATAGCTAAGAGACGTATGAACGCATTAAACTACAACGAACTACTACAGGTGTTCAAAGGTTCCAACAGGTGGATAAAAGGAGTGTAAACAACTAACTAAAATATTATTAAAATGGAGATGGTAAAC